TCGGTACGAATTTAATTTCGTTCATTTTCTTTTCCTCCTTGTTTCTTTGAACTCTTTAAACAACGCCGCTTTCGCTTCTTCGCTTGCTTCTAACCATTCCTTTTCGTTAACTTCCTTATCCCACATTAACCAGTCAAGAAACTCTATATTTGTTTTGTAATCCATGTTACAACCTCCTTTCATACTATAAGTATAGCATACTTAACGCTATCTGTCAACTACAAAATTAACTTTAACGCCTGTTCCGCTTTAACCTTAACCCTCATATCTATAAAACGAACGTTACCACGCTTAAAGTTATTAGCAAGCCACATAAGCAAGTTATTATTTCTTGACTTTGTTAATAGCGTGTTTTCTTTATGGTCGCCTACCGTAAACGCATAGTTAAGAACACAAGACGGGTCAACCTTACTATCTATAAACACAAGCCCTATTTTGCTATCTTGCCATATACCGAACTTGTCGCCCTCGTATTCAATAGTAAACACATAGCGGGCGTTTGGCGTTCTATCCATAATAAAGTTAATGTTGTCGTTAATATATTCACCGTCCTTTGCATACGTTCCGTAGTCGGTCGTTTCAATCATACGCAAGAACTTGCATTTAGCTTTTTCCTGTTTTAATTGTAAACTTGCGCTTACCCAATGAAACAAAACGTTTTCGCTAAACCAAACTTTGTCTTTTTCGACGTGTGGAATATTAAAAGCCTTGTGCATATGGTAGGGGTTAAAGAATGTTATATTATTAGCAAGTAAGAAACATACAACATAATCACGTTCACGGTCAATAGTATGATAAATCTTTAATAATAAATCGGGTTCGTTCCACCCGTTAACATAAGCTGACTTTTCCTTTTCGTCAACTATATATTCGTCAAACATTAACCACTTAACATTAGGAAAGTTTAGTTTTTTAGCCTTTGTTGCTTCGGATAAAGCTATACAGTGACCTAAAGATTTCTTTTCTATAAGTTCTCCGCTTTCGTCCTCTACCCTTAAATAACATTCGTCTTTCGTAAATTCAAATTGATATTCTCCGTATTCTTTAGCGCACACTTTAGCAAAAGTTTTTTCAAATACAGATTTTTCCTTTTCGTCTTGTGTACGCACAATATAAACAAATTCCTCATCATGCAGTATAGCACGTTCCAAAAAATAACCTTGTGTTGTATATGTCTTACCTATCGAACGTTCGCTATTGATAAGGTTAAAACAACGCTGATAAGGTAAATACTGTTTAATGTTCCAATACTTACCACCATATTTCATGTTAACACCTCCAATTAAAATAAAGGTTAGTTAATGTAGTAACGTAGGCGCAACCCCTATAAACTTAATCGGCGGATTTCACCCCGTAGCACCCGACAAGTCCGTTAAAACTTAATTAACTAACCTTATGCGCCTATCTTATCATATTAGTTTCAATCTGTCAATACTTTATTGAAAACGGAATGTCTTTTAATACTATACCACCGTTAACGTGCGCCATACCTAATTTTCCGGCGTATGTTGTACCCGTGTGGAAATTGTCCCACGTAACATATTGATAGCACCTATCAGGCATACCCGCGCACGTGATATTTAACACGCCGTCTATTTCCTCAATATAACTTTTCTGTCTTATAAATCTTGCACGTGTAAATGTGCTTTCATGTTTCCACGCTCCCAACTTAACCGGATCTATCTCCAACATATCGGGTATTTCAGTTCCCACAAGGTGCAAACTATCTGTATCAGCGTATACAAAACGGTCATAAACCTTTTGCGCAGAACTGATTGTTTTATACCTCGCCCATGCAGTTATAAACGTTCCTACGGGTATGTATATAGGTTCTCTTGTTTCTTTCTCGCCTAATTTATACTTAATCACGCCGTTATCATACCATGGCAGTTTAGACTGTACGTTTGGATTTAGTGCGAACTTACCATATAAAGCGTTAAGCATAAGTTTAGCAAGCGTTCGCATAGCCTTGTTTCCGTTTAACGTGCTTTCCATTTTAACCTTGTTCCACTTGTCTATATAGTCTTTAAACAAGCCTATTGTAGACTTAAATTTCCAACCGCTATGATATTCTATGTTATAAACATTGTAATGTTCCATAAATAATTCTAAATCAACATTAGTTAAACAAAGTGTTACGTCCTCCCCGTCGCTACTTTCAAGGTATTGTGTAGGTACAAAAGAAAGATTGTTCTTCAACTGTATAGTTGGAATATACCCTTGTTTTAATTCAAATTGACAAGTAAACATTTGCACATATAAGTTATATATCTTATCAGGCTTGTATTTACCCTTAAAGAAAATTCCTTCTCCGTATGGTAACGGCTGGTAATACATGACAGACGGGTAAAGGCTATTAACGTCTAATACAATACCCTCTGATAAGTCAAGTTCTTTAAATTTAGGGTTAAGGTATGTAAAGCCGCCCTTATATGATTGCCTTATGTCACTATCATAGTCAGGGATAGGAAACCATTTGTTAAAGTTTTTAGTTCCTACCGTTTGTTTATAATCATATAGGGCGTTACTTCCTTGCGTCATTTTGGTTAAACCCTGTTCAAACAAAGTATTTAACGCCCTTGCAACTATGTCAACGTCGTTTCTTAAATAGTCTATTTCTTGCTGTGTTAGTTCGTGCCCTTTTTCTCTTGTTTCGTGATAGTCAATTTCAAGTTTGCTAATAGGCAAGTTAAAGCCTTTAGCAATAGCGGCAACCGAAAAAGGTAATATCTTTAAACTATCATATATTGTTAAAGATTCCCCTTCCTTTCCCCGGCGTTTAAAGCATATTTCCATGCTATAAAATTGCCCTTTGTCGCTTATAAGTGTTGTAAACGTGTTGTCGGTTAAATCCCGCCTATCGACTACCAGTTTAAACCCGTGTTCAAATAGCCAGCATAATATAAATTCCCCGTCAAATTTTAAGTTATGAAAATAGGTTGTAGCCTTCTTTTCTTTTTTAGCCCATTCCATAAACCCGTCAATACTGTTTCCGTATTGAAAATTATCAGGGTTTCCTATCTCACATATACCATACGCCCATACTCGACAATCGGCGGGGTCGGTAGTTGTTTCAAAATCTGCCGTGTATAACATGACTACCCCCTATTATACGTTATTCTACTTCCATGCTTTCAAGATACCCTGTTAAATGTTCCGTCATTGCTTCTATTTTAACGTCCATTTCTAACGGATCATAGATAAAATCAATTTGTAAAATAGGGTCGTCATAATACATTTGTGTTAACTGTTCGGCGGGTATTTGTTCCGCTATTTCTTGTAATTCCTTTCCTTTTTCACCGAAAGCGTTTTCTAACCCTTTCATAAAGTTTTCTTTGTAACGTTCGTACTTGTCTTGAAAGTAACTGTCACGGGCTTGTTTTTCAACGCTTTCTTTGAACTTCTCCCAATCGGATTTTTTAACCTTGTTAATATCAACTTGTTTAGGTCTTAAATTGTTTTCTCTAATTGTTCCCATAGTTCCCTTTTCCGTTGAAACATTAGCCCGTTTTCGTTCTGCCGTTCTGCGGGCGTTAATTGCCCTTACTTTAATTTCTATTTCTTTCTTTTCGTATGCGGTTGTTTTTATGCCCCCCTTTGTAACTATGGGTTTTTCCGCACCCTTACGCATAAATCTTTCAATACTGTTTAATTCATTTTTTAAATCTCTCCTTGTCTTTACTCGTTCCCGTATTTCTTTAGTTGAAATTTTAGCGGGTAAAAATTCTTTTAATTCGGGAACCTGCTTTAATAACCGTGTGCGTTTAGCGTTGAATTTGCGAACTGCTTTCGCTAATTCTTTTTCGTCACTTTCCCGCCACTTAATATTATATCTTTTTTGCATAGGTAAGTGTCCCCCTTGCGAATGATTAAAAAGCCCCTTGTTTCTACTTTAGAATATAGAACAATATCGGCTAATAATTTAATGTTAATGTTAAACCCGAAACGTTTACTTAATGAATACCCGATTAGTTCCCGGTTCTCTGTTAACTTTTCCGTGAACTTTTCAAGGTGGTTTTTTGATGAAAAACAAAACGTTGTTTCTTCAATAGTAATCGTGTACGGGGAAAGTTCTAATTTATATACAATCCCGTTTCGTGTCATCATATTAAAAATAAGGCGGGCGGTTAATGATAACCGCCCGCCCGTTCTCCTTTCTTATTTAAAATCAACGTCGAAAGTTAAAAGTTTGCGGTCGCCTTTAGTAATCTGCTTAACAACAAGCGGTAACGGGGTTTCCCATGACGGTGCGCCGAACACCTGAATGATTTTCTTAATCGCACTGTAAACGCCTAAAGAAACAGCCTGATAACCTACGCTCTTGTCGTCGATAATAACGATACGCGGGCAAACCTGAACTTCTCCCGTCTGCTGATTGACGCAGTTAACAACCTCACAGAACAGGTCTTTCGCGTTAATGGTCATATTGATACAATCCCCCACCCGCTTTTCCGGGTTGTTCATTGCCTTAAACAACATAGCCTTTTCAGCAGGAGTGTTTGCAACCAGTGAACAGAAAGTTGTCTGTCTACTTGTAAGGTCGGCAATAAAATGGTTGTTGTCGTCCATGCTAACAGGTGCAACCGCTGTGATTTCGTTAGCGGCGTATTCCCCATTTGTGAAAGGGGTGTTGTTCTCTGCTACTGGGTTAAATTCGTTCTTTTTCATATTATTTCTCACTTTCTCCCCGTCAAGCCGTTAGGACAGCTTATTCTTATTCAATTCTATTAATTCCGTACTCAACCGCACATAAGTGTTCAATTCTGCAACCTCTATAATTTTTCCATTCATCTATAAAAATTGCAACATCCGCAGTAGCTAAATCTTTAATTGAACGTGCAAGATATTCTAACGGTTTAGCGTCGGGGTGAAAATCGTTATAAAATGTGTTGATTACCTCAAATTCTTCGCCTGTAAGTGCTTGCGCTTCGGCTATTGCAAATGTTCTTTCTTTTAAAATCTCTGCATCTGTTTTTCCTCTCATTGGTTGAGAGATAAAAAGTCGTTTCATTTTAGTGTTTTCCTCTCTGCTGACTTGCCGGACGTTCTACGGGGGTGCTGTACTTCATAAAGGTTTCGAAGTCCATTCCTCTTACTTCTTCTTTAACGTCGATTCCTAAAACCACAACGGACGGTTCCGCTTTGTATGTTGCTTTTGCTAACTTTGTAGCCTTGTCGTCTTTAACCGCTGATGTTCCTACGCGAACAATCGGGGCTAACTCTTTTGTTTCTACCTTGCCGCTGACAACCTTAACCGCCGCTACCTTAATTGTGCTTGTAATAACGCTTCTTGAAAAATCCACTCTTGCCATTGTCTTTTCTCCTTTTCTTTAACTAACTGTTTTCGTGTCATTCTTAACCCGGTCAACCTCCTTTCTTGACCTACATTTAGTATAGCATAAGTCAGGAGAAAATGCAAGCGTTTATTTCGATTTTCTGCAAAAATATTTCATTATAAACGGGAGTGTGTTATACTATATAATAAGGTAATGAAAGGAGGTTAGGCAATGGACGTTAACTCGTTGATTCAGCTTGTAGGTAGTTTGGGTTTCCCTATTGTGGCTTGTGGGGCGTTATTTTGGCGTATGGTTAAAAGCGACGAACAGCATAAAGAGGAAATGAACAAAATTAGCGAAGCGCTTAACAATAATACAAGTGCTTTAGTAAAGCTAACGGAAAGGTTAGACAAGGAGGGTTAAACATGACAGTTACCGCTATTAACTTGCCTGATATTGTATCAGTGGCGTTACTTGTGATTGCGGGACAGTTTGGAAACGGCGACGACCGCAAACAGAAATTAGCGAAAGCCGGGTACAATCCCGTCACGGTTCAGGCTTGTGTTAATGAGTTGCTACCTATTTTAAACAAGTACGGAGGTTAACACATGGCAAGTATTCAGACAGCCTACGAATGGGCTATTGAAAAGTGTAACGCTCCAAACATTGGTTATAGTCAGGCGAATCGCATGGAAAAGACTGTTAACGGCATTACATATTATGATTGTTCATCATTTATATGGTTTGCGTTAAAGGCGGGCGGGTTCGACGTGGTTAAGGCTAACGGGGGTTCAACGTGGGCTTTCACAACCGGGACTATGGCTAATGCTTTACGCTTGTTAGGATTTATCAAAATGGGGACGACTCAACCGTGGAAACCCGGCGACGTGTTAATACGAACAGATCATACAGAAATGGCGTTTGACAGTAACCACACAATGGGCGCACATTCAAGCAAGGTTCCGCTTGAACAGCAAGTTTCTATTAACTCTAACCCGTCCAGTGCGTCAAGTTGGCTTGAATTGTGGAGGTATGGCGGCGGTGCTAAAACAAATTGGATTAAGGGCAACCGTTATTTATCCACCGGGGAAATGCAGAACAACGCACAAATTATTTTTAACACGTTGCTGTTAAAGGGTTGGACTAAAAACGCTATTGCGGGTATGTTGGGGAATATGCAGAAAGAAAGCACAATTAACCCCGGAATATGGCAGAATCTCAACCCTAACCCGTCGTTAGGTTGGGGGTTGGTACAGTGGACACCCTCAACGAACTTTACCGATTGGGCGGCGGCGAATGGCTACGCAAACGACGACGGCGACGCACAGTTAATATGGGTTGATACGGTTACCGCAAGTGTTGGACAGTGGATTCCTACAACCCAATACCCGGAAACGTTCGGGGAATTTAAGGTTAGCACACAAACGCCGGAATATTTAGCTGATTGTTTTTTAAAGAACTTTGAACGCCCCGGAGAAATCGACCAACCCGACCGCCAACGGTACGCCCGTTATTGGTTTGATTGGTGGGAGGGTTCACCCGTGCCGCCACCGAACCCGAACCCTGAACCCGATTGGAAACGGTCTATGCCTATCTGGTTTGCATTAAAGAAATACTAATGTTTCACGTGAAACGTAGAAAGGAGTGTTAAACATGGCAGTAAGAACACGTGATGAAATTTTAGCCGCTATTCGTTCCCGATTAGGTGACGACACAAGCGACGACGCATTAACAATTATTGAAGATATCGACGACACTTTCAAAGACTACGAAACCCGCACCGGGGAAGATTGGAAAAGTAAGTATGACGAATTAGACGCACAGTGGCGCAAGCGTTACCGTGACCGATTTTTTCAGAAAGCCGACAATGGGGAGACAACCCCGGACGACGTAAAGGACGACAACGAAGAAGATTTAAAGGAAGAAAGCGAAGTTAAAGATTTTGACGAGCTTTTCACAGAAAAGGAGGATAACAGTGGCTATTAAACCTAAAAACGTTGAATTAACCGCAAGTTCGGTTGAAATTCTTAACAGCATTAGAAACAGTGCAACGCCGTATTATAGGCAGATGATTCCAACCGCTAAAGCTAATACGGTTAGTATTAGACAGATTGGTAACATAATGATGGAATACGAACCGTTACAGAACGAATTTTTATCTGCTCTGTATAACCGTATCGGGCGGGTTATCATTACAAGTAAAATGTATTATAACCCGTGGGCACCTTTCAAAAAGGGGTTAATGGAATTAGGCGAAACCGTCGAAGAAGTGTTCGTTAACATTGCAAAGGCGCACACATTTAACCCGGAGAAAGCCGAAACGGAATTTATGAAGCGTGAGATCCCCGACGTTCGGGCGGCGTTCCATACTATGAACTATCAAAAGTTCTACAAGGCTACAATCAGCAACGACCAGTTAAGACAGGCGTTTCTTTCATGGCAAGGTATTACAGACCTTATTGCTAAAATCGTTGACGCAATGTATACCGCACATAACTATGATGAATTTCAGGTAACAAAGTATATGTTAGCCCGGAACATTCTTAACGGTTATTTGTACCCGGTTACCGTGCCGCAGATTAGCAAGGAAAACGCAGAGGACATCGTTACAGAGGTTAAGGCGGCAAGCAACAACCTTGTCTATATGTCAACCGATTATAACCTTGCGGGCGTTAGCACTTTCACCGATAAGAAAGACCAGTTTATTATTACTACCGCCCGTTTTGACGCAATCATGGACGTTAACGTTTTAGCGGCGGCGTTCAATATGGATAAAGCGGAGTTCATGGGCAACCGTGTTCAGATTGATGGTTTCGACAAAATCGACGACGCACGTATGACACAGCTTTTTGCCGACGACCCTAACGCCGGATATGTCCCATTAACTTCCGAAGAAAAAGCCGCACTTGCACAGGTTCCGGCTATTATCGTAGACCGTGACTATTTTATGATTTTCGACAATCTGTATAAGTTTACAGAGGACTACAACGGAGAGGGGTTATACTGGCAGTATTGGTATCACGCATGGAAAACATTTTCTACATCGCCGTTTGCAAACGCTGAAATCTTTGTGCCGGGTACGCCGTCCGTAACTTCCGTTACTGTTAGCCCCGCAACCGCAACCGTAAACAAAGGCAATATGTTACAGCTTAACGCCGTTGTCGTTGCCGAAAGTTTCGCCCCTAAATCGGTTGTATGGAGTGTTAACAGTGAACTTTCCACCGTTTCCGCTAATGGCTTGTTAACCGTTAGCCCGGAGGAAACCAAAGAAACGTTAACGGTTACCGCTACAAGTACGTTTGACGAATCCAAAACGGGAACCGCCACTATTACAGTTCCCGCTTAACATGACAACGTTTCACGTGAAACATTAACACAATGTTTCACGTGAAACATTAAGGAGGTTAAGACGTGTATATATCACCTAACACAACTATAAGAATGTTAAAAGACGTTCCGTTAGATAACACGTATAGAAATACTATATATTTTGCCTACGTTGCTAACCAAACGTCTTATTTTTCAGGAAAAACAAAATACACGTTTGCGGCACAATCTTATCAGCGGGTACAAAAAGGAACGTTAAGAATAGGGCGAAAAGCTGATGATTTATATGATTGCAACTATCTTATGTTTCAAAACACCGCATACGGGAACAAGTGGTTTTATGCGTTTGTAACGGGCGTTGAATATGTCAATAACGAAACGTCCGAGGTAAGTTTTGAAATAGACGTTATGCAAACATGGCACTTTGACTATGACGTTAAAATGTCTTTCGTTGAACGTGAAATGAGTGCTACCGACAAAATCGGTGATAACCTTGTGCCTGAAAATCTGGAAATAGGCGACTATATTTATAAGGATTTAGGGTTAACAAGTTTATTCAATCTTTATCAGATTGTAATAGCGGCAACCTTTGACGAAAACATGGACGACGCAACCGGGGGAATGTATGGCGGTGTATTTTCCGGCTTGCATTACAACGTGTTTAGTTCGTGGCAGAGTGCGGCAAGTTTCATAGCCGAAGCGACCGAACAGAACAAGGCAGATGGGATTGTTTCTATATTCATGTTACCTATTGCGTTTACCGCTGATTATCAATCTTCCATACCAGAAGTATTTGACATTGAAAGGGATAAACACTTATCAGATATTGACGGCTACAAACCGAAGAACAACAAATTATTCACTTACCCTTATAATTTGCTTTATGTTACAAACAATGAGGGTAATGTGGCTAACTACGCTTTTGAGTATTTCAGCACGGATAAATGCAACTTTAATGTTTCCGGGGCTATGTGTTGCACACCTGAATGTATGCTTGTTCCGCTTAACTACAAAGGTGTTGCAAAGAATTACAACGAAAAGTTAATAATAGGGAATTTCCCCCAATGCGCCTATACCGTTGATACGTTTAAGGCGTGGGTTGCACAGAATCAAAATCAGTTAGCATTAAACGCAATAAACGCAATCGGGACAACGGCGGCGGGTGCGGCGGCTATGTATGCAAGCGGAGGAATGTTAGGGGCGGGAATGACCCTAAACGGTATTCAGCAGATAGGTAGTCTTGTTGCAAGTGTAAGCGATAAAAGCACATTGCCACCACACGCAAGGGGCGGCGGCGGTTCTATTATTAACATGGCTAATCAAATAAAAGGTTTTCAATTTTACTATGCTCATATCCGGGCAGAGTTCGCCCGCATTATTGACGACTATTTCAACGCTTACGGGTACGCAACGCATAGGGTTAAAATACCTAATAGGGTTATCCGTCCGCATTGGAACTATGTTAAAACTGTAAACGTTTCCTTAACGGGTTCTGTTCCGGCTGATGATATGGCAAGGTTAAGACAAATTTATGACAACGGCGTGACGTTTTGGCGCAACGGCGACGAGGTTGGTAACTATGCGTTAGACAATAGACCGAGTGCATAGAAAGGAGGTTAAAACATGGGAAAGGGCAAGCGTGAAAAATGGGAAAGCGCATTGTTAAACAACCGCACATATTTACAGTATTATAACCGTTTGTTAGAACTTGCTATAAATATGTACGAATGGAAGAATTTACCCGACACCGTGGACGAACGTTTTTTAGAATTAACGTTATTTTCCGACGGTATGGCGGTTTTCTTTCAGGACGACGGCGGGTTAGGTTATTTGTGTTTACAATGTATGATAGGCGGCGAACTTGACGTTTACAGAATCCCGATTGACCGCACAGCGTACGCAACAAACGGTTATCAAATGCGCCTTAACAATCAGAACAGCGTTATCATATTCAACAACTACACGTATACTAACAGTATGCTTGATGTTGAAATGTACGCCCGTAGATTGTACGAAATTGAACGAACAATAGACGTTAACGTTAAGGCACAGAAAACCCCGGTTCTAATCAGGGCAACCGAAAACCAACGGTTAACAATGAAAAATCTTTATATGCAGTATGACGGAAACGAACCCTTTATTTTTGGGGATAAACAACTTGACATGGACGGCATAAAAGTTTTGAAAACTGATGCTCCTTATGTAGCCGACAAGTTAAACATACTTAAAAGGCAAATATGGAACGAAGCGTTGACCTATTTAGGGATTGAAAACAGTAATACAGAGAAACGGGAACGACTTGTTAGCGACGAAATAACAAGCAATTTAGGCGGTGTAGCCGCACAGCGTTTTTGTCGATTAAACGCAAGACGTAAAGCCGCCGAACAGATTAACAAAATGTTCGGTTTGGATATTCAAGTTGACTTTAGGGAAGAAGTTAAAACAATGTTTCAGGATAACAACGAGATCGACACGGAAGAAAAGGAGGTTACAGACTATGAGTAAATACACAACGCAAGTACGTTTTATTTGTGAAACCGCCGCCGGGTTGAGTGAATCAGAGGGGCAAACGTCTGTTAAACAGATTATTGCCGCCGCTATCCCGTCCGTGTTTGATTTTGATTTTCCTATCTTCGACGAAAGTTATAGAAACGTTCTTGAAACCAAAATACTTAAACACTATTATACACGTGAAATAGGGTTAGAAACGGTAGGTTTGTGGAAGTTAAAGTTAGATACGAAACTTAATGAAATTATGCCGTTTTATAATCAGCTTTACAAGTCCGAGTTAATAGAGTTTAACCCCCTGTATGATGTTGATTTAACCCGCGACCACACCTTGAACCGTTCGGAACAGACCGAACAGACAGGAACCGAAACCGCAGACGCTACCAAAAACGGAACCGTAGACACCACAACAAGCGGAACAAAAACGGGAACCGCAGACACGAAAGAAAGCGGCAACAAGGACGGCACAAGCAGAGAAAACATTGACGTTTCAGAAAATCAGGAAACAGAACAGAACAGCAAAAGTGACACAGATATTAAGAATACAACGGGTAGCACTTCCGAGGAATCCGCAACGGGAACTAAAACACACTACGATAAGTATAGCGACACCCCGCAAGGTTCGTTACAAAACGTACAGAATGACACATATTTAACTAACGCCCGCATGATTAACGACAACGACACACAGACGGGAAAAACAACCGTTTCAGGTGAGGACACAAGCACAGGTTCCACCACCGCCGACACGTCAACCACTACGGACAGCACAAGCGAAACCACCCGCACGGGTAGCACCACCGAAGAAACGAGCGCAACGCAGAACGTTAAAACTAACGAAGATACAAGCGGAACGCAGAACACAACGAGCGCAGACACAGAGAAACGAAACGCTACGCAGACAGCTAACAAGGAACTTACTTCATTAGACGACTATTTAGAACACGTTAAGGGCAAAAACGGCGGCGTTTCTTATTCTGCTATGCTAAACGAGTTTAGAACAACGTTTCTAAATATTGATATGCAAGTTATCAATGAATTAAGTGACTTATTTATGAATTTATGGTAAGGAGGTTATAACATGATAGGTAATTTCACAGAGGTTAAACCGTTGCGGTATTGGGTACAGCACATTTTACCGCTTGTGTATGATGATTCTTTATCATACATGGAATTATTAGGCAAGGTAGTTAACACACTTAACGAAGTTGTTAAGAACAATAACTTGTTGCCTGATTATATTATGGAACTTATCAAAGAATATATTTCAAGCGGAGAAATTGAAAAAGTGTTAGCGGAGGTTTTGGCTAACTATATGCTTAACGTTAAGTTCCCACCCGCCGGATTAAAACCCGCAACGGGTGACGGTTCAGCCGACGACACCGAAGCTATACAAGGTTGTATTGACTACGCTTATAACAACGGCGGTATGTCTGTATATTTCCCGTCGGGTTCCTACCTGACACAGCCGTTAACATTGCGTGATAAGGCTACATTGTTCGGTCAGGATAGATACACAACCCGCCTTGTAATGAAAGGCGGCGCAACAACGGCAATGTTCACAGGTGACGTTGACGAACTTACATTAACGGGGTTAGGTTTTGACGGCAACATGGATATTCAGGTTAACAACGTTAACTTGTTTACTATTTCCGTTAACTCTGCTATCATTACTAACTGTTTGTTAACCGACGGCTACGACCTTTTAAACATTACCGTTAACGACGACTTACAGCTAAATGACGTTATTTTCAGACACGCCGTAGAAAATGCCCTTGTTTTAAAGGGTGCGGGAATCGTACAGGGAAACAACCTTATCTTTAAAAGTGTTTCAACGCTTGTAGGTAAGAACTTTGTTGTTATGGACGTGTCGAAGTCCATTCTTGAACAGCTTAAATGTTACGGTGCAAGTCCTAACGCCGTGTTAATTAACGGTAGTAACAACGTTGTTAAAATGTGGAATGAACAGAGTTTAAAGGCATACACCGACAACGGCGTTAATAATACGGTTGAGGTGTACACACAATCAGAACAGAAAAAATTAACAGGTTTCAAAACAACCAACGTTAGCGGCGACCTTACCGAAACCGTAGGAGGCAACAAGACGGAAACAATCACAGGTAATAAAGGCGTTAGCGTCCACGACCTTGCCGAAACCGTAGCGGGAAATCATACTAAAACGGTTACGGGTGATATTAGCGAAACCGCAAGGAACTTTAAAACGGTTATACAGTTAGCGTATGAATTGACCGCAAACAGATTAACCGAACAGCTTACAAGCAAGGAAGTTAACGCCACTAATTCAACCGAAAATTTAGGCAATAAAACCGAAACAATCACAGGCGAAAAAGAAGTTAACGCCAACGGTTCAACGGAAAATATCGCTAACGAAAAACACGTTATTGCGGGTTCGGTTACCGAAGATATTACAGGCGACAAACACGTTAACGCCGCTAATAGCATCGAAACCGTACAGGGTGACAAAACAATTACGGCGGGCGATATATCCGAAACAGCCGTTAACAGGACAGTTCATATTACAAAGGACAACACAGAACAGACAGACGGAACAAGAACGCTGACCGTTGCGGGGGCTAACAATGAAACAACGGGTGCAAGGACAGAAACCGTAACAGGTGATAAGGCTGTAACGTCACAGAACTACACCGAAACCGTAAGGGCTGACAAGGTTACTAATGCGAACAAGTCAACCGAAACCGTAACGACAGAAAAGGATTTTAACGCTAATGTTTCACGTGAAACGTTAGTCACTAAAACGGTAAATGTTAATGGGGTTAGCACGGAAAATTTAGGTTCAAAAAATGAAACTATTACTGGTGACAAAGTTGTTAATGTTGCTAACAGCACAGAAATCATTGACGGAGATAAAACCGTAAATGCCGGGGATATTTCCAACACAGCCGCAAACATTACCATTCATACTACACAGGATTTGACTGAACAGATTGACGGGAATAAAAATACAACAATATTAAAAGATAAAGTTGAAACTTCATTATCAACAACTTTAAAACTAAATGAATTATATGTAGATTCAACAGAACCAATTAAATACTCAATCCCTATTGATATGAATGATTATTTTAAAACATTGCAAATGAAAGACGTTAATAATGAAGTATATGACGTGTTAGTGAAAACAAATAAAACTTCTATGCTTTCAGGGGGGTATTTTGTAAATGTAAAAGATTTCGGAGCAAAGGGTGACGGTATTAATGATGATATTTCAGCTATTAATTCAGCTATAAAAAGTTTGCCTCCAGGGGGTGGTACTGTTTATTTTCCTAGTGGTATTTATATGATTTCTTCACCAATTTTTATAGGTAACGGACAGGCTAATTCAACCCCTAACGGTAAAGTAAGTGATTATAACGCAATAAAGCTTATAGGATGTTCGGATTCTAGGGTAGGCACTAATAGTGGCACTCAAATAACGCCATCTAAAAATATAGGCGCAGTAATTCAAGTCCTAGGTGCTATTTCAAATGTTGAATTGAAACGTTTGCAATTATATTGCGATGGTAAAGCAACTTTTGGTTTACATATAACAGCTTGCATTAATAGTACATTTGAAAATATTAACATTTATAATCCTACTTATTGTGGTATTGGGTTATATGGAGGAAAGATGCCTACTGGTAACTACTCTATTAATAATTATTTTAAGTCTATTTTTGTAAGTTTAGCCACATCAAATACCATCGGACTTGATATAGACGGTATTTATAAAGATGGAGATATAAACGTTTATAATGATATATGGTTATCTATATTTGAAATATGCAGATTTCAAATATTAAAAGGTGCTAAAAATTGCACAGCCGCAATATTCAAATTTGTTGATTCTATTACTTTTAAACGTTGCCATTTTGTAACATATGATAATACTGGTCGTGGTATTGAATTTAATGCAATTGGGCACAATGATTATCCGGCGGGAATCGGATTTTATGATTGCAGTATTATTAATACAGTAGTTACCGAAAGCGAAACCGATAAAATGAGAAAATGTTATTTTATTGGTAATGGCTCTTTTGACCTAGAGGTTCAACCAACAAACGAAAATCTAATAGGAATAACAGAATCAGGTATACCTTTTAATGGGTGGGGGGCTAGAACAGCCACATTAATTAGTGCGGGTTTAAACGACCCTATTTCCGTTCCTGATGGTACATGGGATTATTTATTAACACTAGTTAATATTCAAACAAATACTTTTTCTCAACTTTCCGGAACAGCAAAGAATAATGCTGTTGTTAGTTCAGCTAAAGGCGTTAACAAATATCTTTATTGCATAAAAAGATAATTAAGGAGGTTAGTATGGAAGATGTTTATAAAAATTACAGAATGATTATGGAGGGAAAGAAAATTGAACGAAATTAAATTCGTACCGATTTACAAAGGCAAGTTTAACAAGGTTGCGAAACCGTCACTTGTTAAAAGGATTATTAAAGCGTTACATGGTTAAGTGTTAAATCAGCCCACACCCGCACGGCAACCCGGTTGCTTAAAGTTAAGTACCGGGTTC